GTAAATGATATTACTGGTGCTAAGATGATGTATATAACTGACAAAAAAGTTAAACAATCTGACTTTAATATTGATAGATTAGATGGCTTTGGAAAATCAGGGTATGTAATGGATCCTGCAAAAATGCAAATGATTGGTATTCAGTACAGTTGGTATGGTGCTGGTTTTATTGACTATATGGTTCGTGGAGCAGATGGTAACTTTATATACGCACACAGAATGCGTAACTCAAACGTAAACACAGAAGCGTTTATGCGTTCAGGAAACTTACCAGTTAGATACGAAATAACTAATGAAGGACCTCCTGGACAACTAAGTGCAGATATTGATGCCAGTGTTACGACACTACCTTTAGTTGATGCTACTTTCTTTCCAACATCTGGAACACTTTATATTGATAATGAAATTATTACGTTTGACGGAATAAGTGGAAACAACTTAACAAATTGTGTTAGAGCTGCAACATTTTCAAATTTCCAAGCAGGTGCAACTAGAACATATACCGCAGGAGTAGCTGCAGCACATACTGCTAAAACAGGAGTAGTTCTAATATCAAGTACTATTACACCATTAATTAGTCACTGGGGTAGTGCATTTATTACAGACGGCGGCTTTGATGAAGATAGAGGATATATCTTTTCATATCCTGAAACAAACATTACTGTTAGTACAACAAAACAAACAGCATTTTTACTTAGACTGTCACCAAGTGTATCAAACGCTATCATTGGCGACTTAGGTGAAAGAGAGCTACTTAATCGTGCTCAGCTATTACTTAATGAGATTGAAATTACATCTGAAGCAGGAGATGGTAAAGGTATTATTGTTGAGGGTGTGTTAAACCCACAAAATTATCCAGTGAATCCAGCAGATATTGGTTGGTCGGGCCTAGCTGGACTTGCACAAGGTGGACAGCCTAGTTTTGCTCAAGTAGCATCTGGTTCATCGGTTGCATGGAGTTCTGGTGTATCAGCTACAACTGCTAGTGCAACAGCTCTTGCAACAATTACTGGTGTAATAGATAGCGGACAATATAATGTAGGAAACAACAGTTCGTATGTATTCATAAGTGCTACTGATTATAGAGCTACGTTTGGTGATAACAGTTTAGATCATGTTTTAGGTAGAAATATAACCGGCTCTAACATACGAACTGGTACAACAATTAACGGTGGTTACATTGGTTCTAGTGGAACATATGGATACTTTTATCTAAGCCAAAGAACAAGCGGTTCAATTAGCTCAGGAAGCTCTGATCACTTTACAATTACACTAAACAATGCACAGGTAAACTCAAACAAAGCATTGTTTGATCAGACATCTTTTGTTAACTCAGGCGCAACAAACGGTACAGCAACTACAGGCGGAAGTGTAACATGGCCAGCGGGTACATTGGTTAATAACATTGCATTAAAAAGTTGGGGCGGAACTACGTACTACGAAGTAACATTTAACAATGCATTTACAGGAACACTTGCTAATGGATCAGGAACAGTTGAATTTACATTTGAACAACCTCCGTTTGCATTACCGGGAGAAACTGTGTTTTCATTTATTGCTGTTCCAGGAGAAAGATCTACATTAGACTTATCAGCATTGAAAGAAATTACAAATACTCCATTAGGTGGACGAGGAACATTTCCAAACGGTCCAGATGTGTTAGCTATTAACGTGTATAAAGTTTCAGGAACAACTCTTAATGCTAATATATTATGTAAATGGGGCGAAGCTCAGGCTTAAGAAATAGTAGTATCTAAAGACTGAACAAACGATCTTAAATCATCAAACACTTTAGTTTTTGCTTTAAGTTTTTTATAAGTAAATCTATTAAGTAATTTTTCTGTTTCAATTCCATACCCGGTTCTAACTAGTATAGGCCTAGCATTCATTTTCATCGCAGCTTTAAGATCAGAAATCTTATCGCCAACATAATACCCTCTAGAAAATTTAATACTAGGATGTTCTTTTTCACAACGCTTAAACATGCCCGTATTAGGTTTAGCATACATATCATCTTTTCTATTTGACTCGCTGTAATATAATGCTTCAATAAATTTACATCCTGCTTCTCCTAATAATTGAAACATTTTTTGATGTACTTTATCAACATCTGATTGAGACATTATTCCTTTTTCAATGCCTCCTTGATTAGTTATAATAACAACCTGAAATCCTAACCGTTTAATTGTAGCTACCGCTTCTAAACTTCCAGGTATTGGATCAAAGTCTTCTGGAGTTGTTACATAAGTTCCTAAATCTTTGTTAATAACGCCGTCTCTATCTAATCCAATCACAAGTTTAGAATTCCTGTCATTGTTATCAATGAGAGTCGGTATATCGGATGACCACCTAATTACTGGTTGTGGTGTTTCCGTCGCTGGTATCTGTTGTTCGTTCACTTTGACTATCTCCGGGAATAATTCTATAATTATCTTCTACTGAGTCAGGAGTACTAACTTCAGTAATGCTACTACCATCTTCTAGTGCTTCTAATTGATGCGGTTGTAAAGGTGGATTATGCCAAGTTTCTCCTTCAAGTAATTCTTGTTCGTGTAGTGTAGCAGTTGTAGTATCAATCCATCTTATAGTAAATTTGCCGTTGTTGACAAACCATGTCTCATCTTTTTCTCGATGAAAATGCATAGAAAACTTATTACCTTTCTTTGCAAATACCATAATCTTGCCGCAATATTTTTCATTGGTTGCCCAAATTAACTCGTAACCCCAACCTTTTTGTACAACTCCGCTAAGTCTTTCAACTTCCATTTATATAATCCTTAATATCTATCCATTTATGATCTATTACAGAATTTAGTTTAGTTAAGTCTGCACACGTATATTTTTGGTATTGACCTTTTAAATTATCTGGCATAGGTATATATTTAATCTCAGCCCCATACCTTTTGGCTATTGTTCTGGCTACATTTTCAAAACTTTCAGGAGACCCTGTACCAATATTCCAAATATCAGTTTTATCAACACTAAGCATTTTTTCATGTATTGCACATATGTCGTCTACGCATACAAAATCTCTTTTATAATCTTCGCTATTTTCAAATACATTAATAATTTTAGATTGTTTAGCTTGTGTTGTAAACTTAGTATAAGGACTTGCTTGATTTCCTTTATGATCTTCATACGGACCATACACATTAAAATATCTAAATCCTTGAACAATAATATTAAAATCATTTATATGCTGGTTAACAAACCTATCAAACAAATACTTGCTCCAAGCATAAGGACTTTGTGGTAATAATGGCCCGTCTTCAGTAAAATGAGTTGTAGGACCATATACACTTGCACTAGAAGCATATTGAAAATTAGTACCCATAGTATCACATGCTTGTAATAACCTCATACTATTTTCAAAATTATTAGCCATTATTTGTTCAACATCAGTACATGTTGTATCACTAATTGCTCCAAGATGAATTACCCAATCATATGCACTTGGATCAGGAACTGCATTTTCCATAAATTCCCAACCTTCAACTTCATGACCTTTACTAATTAAATATTGAGACAAATTTTGTCCAATAAATCCTTTATATCCTGTAACTAAAATTTTCATAATCCAAAATCCATTCTCCACGGATACATTGTATGTCCTAGTGGTTTTAAGAAGTATTCTTCAAACAATATAATCACAACAATAGCAAATACCCATTTAACCCACTTAGGCCATTTAGCCTGCCATCTATGAAATGGTGCAAGAATCCACATAAAGAATCTACTCAATACATTTACAAATCTATCTTTTAAATTGAATGGTGGTATTAAACAAACTACTGCTGCAATACAAAAATACCAAAGCCATTTGTCTTCACCATCAGGAAATAACAACGGTATACTTAATGTTGCTACTAGATACAATCCTATATATTTTTTTAGATGTTCCATTTAATTTCCTATTCTAAGTTTTACTCTACGTAAATCACTTTTAGGATTACACGCAGGTATATTATTGTATTTTTTATAGTACAGACAAAGCATCTGCATCTCTGCTTCTTTTACAAGACTGTTATGCATTGGCAAATATGTTTGATATACGTGTTCTATATTATCTTTACCAAAATTTTCTTTAAATGCAGTACCACACCCGTAAGGTGATAAACGTTCATTTTTTACAGTACCTTTAAAATCTGTTCTTCTTCCTAACATACAGTTTCTAGTAGTAGCTCTGCTTTCACCAATATAAATTACTTCTGGTTGTAAGATATCTACTGTACTAGGTAACTTGTCTTTAAATAATCCGTACATATAACAACCTGCATCTTTTTTATCAAATCCCCAGTCTAAGTTATATTTTTCATCAACATGATGCCATTTAGTAAAATTATTAAAAGACGGAATAGTATAATTAAAACTTTGTGTAGTTAAGTAATCTTTACCGCCGTGTTCTAAAACTTTTTTTATAGTATAAGCAAAGTCTTCTAAGTTATCAATATTATCAAAGATTTTTATAAGTTGACTCTTTTTTAATCCGTGGCCGCCTGAACCTTTAACTATATTTTCCGCAAGTGTTTCAGCTTTCATAATTATCTCTCATTTTGTCTATAATTTTAGTTGTACTATGTCCTTTAATAGTAGGAAAAATTACAACATTTGCAATCTCGTGACCAACAACTGTTTTAATGGTATAGTCTCCACCTTTAACAATAATATTAGGTTCAATAGTTTTGATAGTTTGTAAAGGTGTATCCTCGTCAAATATTATTACTTCGCTAACCCACGGTAATGTTTGTAAACTTTGCTTTCTAACATTTGCATTATTAATTGGTCTATTTTTACCTTTTAGTCTTTTAACACTAGCATCACTGTTTATACCTACTATAAGTTTTTTTCCTAGTGTACTTGCATACCTTAATAATTCTAAATGTCCTGTATGCAATATATCAAATACACCGTTAGTCCAAACTATTCCTTGATTTAAATCTTGTTGTTTGAGAATATACGTACCACTATGTTTTACACTCTCAGTTGATCCTTTTATAGCAATTTCTAAACATTTTCTATAACTGTACTCTTTAGTAAGTCCGTAAACAAATCCTGCTAAGAAGCAATCTCCTGCGCCTGTAACATCACTTACTTCAACTTGTTCAACAGGAATAGTATATTTGGTATTATCTATTTTAGCAACTACACTATGACCTGCATCAGTAGTAATAATATTACCTTGCCATTCGTCAAATTCAAATTTAGTAAATTCACTATTGTTAGGTTTAACTAACCAAGCACCTTCATAGTCGTGTGCGTAACGTTTTGGATCTACAATTACTTTAGGACCTTGATTGTTTATATGTGCAATAATCTGTTTTGCGTTATCTAATACACCTTTATCGTAATCACTTAGAATAACATACTTGTATTGTGAAAAGTCATTACGTAGTATAGTGTCTAATACTGCATTTGAATTTGCATTTTCGTCTTCGTCTAATCGTGTGATATAATGTCCATCAGATATAATTCTAGTTTTAACACTACTTGGTTGATTAGTTTCAAATAGTTCTATGTCAACACCCAAACTTTTTAAGTTTTCATAAACAAGTCCTGCACCACCTAAAGAGGTTGAAACTCGTTCAATATTGACTATAGGCACAGGTGCTTCGGGGCTAATTCGTAAACTAGTACCATAAATATATTTGTCAATAATTACATCGCCAAGAACTAAGACTTTCATACACTTATTGTACTTTCTTTTAAGTTAATTGTCAAGCAAATTAATTGTTTCAAATACAGTTTCTAATTTAGTAAGATTAGCTTTACTTTGTAATGTATTACGCAGCCCCAAGTGTAAAGGCTTTGGCCAGTTACGAAAACTACACCAAGCATAACCACTATGCTCGTTATTTAAAATTGGGATAAATTCTTTTTCTATTACACATAGGTATGTATGGAAATGAAAATGTGCATCGTTAGATACAAAAGATTCTAAAGGCAATACTTTTTTTATTTCAGGTAAACTGCCAATCTCTTCTTTAATTTCTCTTTGCAATCCCTCAAAAGGAGTTTCTACTCCTTCGTTTGTTCCGCCTACTAATCCCCACAACCCTGCTTTTTTGCCATTCGCTCTAAATAAGAACAAAAACCTGTGAGTATCTAGTGTATAGAAGAGAGCACCGCTACAAACAATGTTATTCATATAAGTAGTTATCTTAGAATACTATACGCCAAGTGCCGTCTGGATATTCTCCTTCAAAGGATAGTACCCATTCAAATGTGTCCCATTTGTATTGGATGCTTGTATTTAAGTTAGTAACATATGTTACATCGGTGAGTTGATTAATTTTAGTAGAAGCATCAAATACTATAACCCACTTAGTTCCATCCCATTCGCATATATCATTTTCGTTAGCAATAAAGTCTGTACCATCTGCATTTTTCCATGCATCAGCACCGTCTGCATTTAGTGTAGAACCAATTGCTCCTAATAATAAAATTCTGTTGCCAGCTGTTTTTAGTGTAGTTGGATTTGTCTTTGTTGGGTCAAGTATATAATCAATTTTTGCTTTTTCTTGAAACGCACTTGTAATAATAGTATCATTTGGTAAAGTATCTGAATCCCAGTTAACTACTGCTTTAGTATCATCAGATGGGTCAACTGCGAACGTTCCTATTACATCGTTTGCAAGGTCTTTTCTAGCTAGTCTTATTTGTGAAAGACCTGTTCTAAAATTCCCAGGAATTGCATCTAAGTACGGTGACCATAATGTATTACCAATTATTCCTTTATGAATAAGTTGTAATGTATTATTTAAAACTAGTAGATCATGCCCTTTATGGGATAACCCAATAACAGCGTCAGCAGTTCCTCTTTTAACTCTACCAGTCTGTGTAATATGTTCTACTTCACCACTTGGAGCAACTATTACCCTACCATGTACTTCAGTATGATCTGTATTAAGTTCTGGCATTATTGTATCTTGACTATCAAAGTCTGATGATAGTTCGGATTCTATTTGTTGACCAAAACTATCAAATATCTTGTCTGGATTAATATTATTAATATTCCCAGTCTCGTCAAATATACTTGTTATAATATTTGTAATAACTCCAAGTCTTTTTACCTTAGTAGGAGGTGAAATATAAATTGGAGCAGTAAACCCTAACGTAGCAACATCAATATCTGATTCAGTACCTGTTGGAATTGATCTACTACTGAATGTTACTTGGTCTAAATTAACAACACTTAAACTAGTCCAGTCAATATAATTGTCTGTAGTTTGTATTTCTAAACTAGGATTAAACAACATTAGTATTTGTTCTAGTATTTGTAATTTTTGATCTGTATTTGTACTCCATATATCACAGTTTACTGATAATGTGTAAGGTGTAGGCATTAATCTTTCTACAGTATAATTCTTTCCTGATTCATTTAGGTATTCTTGTCCTTGAGAATCATATGCTCTTTCTCTAACATTTACTTTACTAATGAAACTTGAGTCAGCAAGCATAGCACTATTCATTTCAATACCAGTAACGTATACGCCCATTCTAGGAGCACTAGGAATTTTATTCTCAGAATTTTCTCTAATAATACTACCTACTTGTCTTGTAATATCACCGTACATTACAGGTATTTGTGTAAGTTTTTTGTCACCGTCTTCATAAGAAAAATTACTCATAAGTCTAATCATTTGAGTTAAGTATCTTCTTATTTGACCATCATAAAAATGTTGCATTTATATTATACCTTAGTTGTCTGGTTTAGCTTTAAGTGCTTTTGATAAGCTCTGTCTTTCTGGTACAGTTTCGCCACCAATTGTATCACTAGTAGTGTTATTAACAAATCCACCTTTTAGTGTAGACTTAGTATTTGTATTTGAAAGAGCCATACGCACTCCATCTTCTAATTTAATCCAACGGTTCCCGTCATATTTAAATAATCGGTTAGGCAAAAAATCTGTTCTTAAAAAGTAATCATGTGTTGACGGTTCAAGTGGAAAACTAATACCATGACCAAATACTTCACCGTTTGGTGGTAATCCGTCTCCTAATAAGTATCCTTGATATCCGTTCTTTTCTGGCGGAACCATTACTGTGTCAACATTAATACCATCAGATCCGTCAATGGTATCTGAGTCAACAGTTACTAATTCTGTTTCACCGTTTTTATCAGTTTGCAATGTAAACAAATGACTAGTATCATATCCACTTTTTGCAGAGTCTGCTTCTGCTTGTGCAACTACAGCATTGTTTATTTGCATTTCTTTTTCATATGTAGATAATAAGTTTCTTAAAGTACTTCCGCCTGGTGCATCTTCTTCTGCTGGCAAATCAAGTATATCTTTATACTCTTGACTATCAAGTATTTGTTTAAGTTTTAATCTATATAAATGCGGATACCAAGTTTGTGTAAATCCTTCTGAAGCTCTGTTTACATCTTCAACAACATAGAATCGTTTAAGTGCAACAGACATATCGTTTTGAGCATACTCGTCTCGTAAATGAGGCAGTTCAATTACATCACCTGGCATAATTTTACGTCCTAATGTCTTAACACTACTTCTAATATGAATAGTAAGCATTAATGTATCATTTTGTAAAAATAAACCAAATTGACTTAAATCAAAATCTACATCTTGAACATTGTATATTCCTCTCATAGTATATACGTCTTGATCGTATTTTCTATCTCTATTCTCTAAGAATAATAAGTCTTGTATGTTTGTATGTGCTACAGCATCATATTGTGGTTGATCTGCTGTAGCATCTGCTGTATCAGGGTTTTTAGGTCCTAAATACTTGTGTACAAACATATCAGTACCACCAACAGTAAACATTTCTAGAATTTGTCTGTCTAAAAATTCAAAATCATTACCACGTTCGGGTTTATATAAACTAAGTCTCGGCATACAAGTATTTATCGCAACGACAAGAACGATAAATACTATGAGGACTATACGGAGAACATTTATGGCAGATCTACAAACACAGAAACAAGAAATCTTTGATTACGTACATACTATGCTTGGCGGCGGCATGATTGATGTAGAATTAGATCCTGTACACTATGAAACAGCATTAAACAAAGCATTAAGTAAATTTAGACAAAGATCTGATAATTCTGTAGAAGAGTCATATGTATTTTTACCTACTATTATAGATCAAAACGAATATGTTTTACCTAGTGAAATAGTCGAAGTTAGAAAAATACACAGACGTTCAATTGGTTCAAGAACTGGCGGCGGAGATGGTGGATCTATGTTTGAACCGTTTAACTTGGCATATACAAATACATATCTATTAGCAAGTAGTAATATGGGCGGACTTGCATCATATGAACTATTTTCTGGTTACCAAGAAATTGTAGGACGTATGTTTGGATCTTTTATTGAATTCAAATGGAATACTGCTAATAAAAAACTTACAATATTACAAAGACCAAGAGCGGAAGAAGATTTACTTTTGCTATGTTATAACTATAGACCAAATAGTGAATTAATTACAGACTATCTAGCTAATCAATGGCTAAAAGATTATACACTTGCAACGTGTAAATTTATGCTTGGAGAAGCTCGTAGTAAATTTGCAACTATTGCAGGTCCACAGGGCGGAAGCCAACTTAACGGTGATACATTAAAGCAAGAAGCACAAGCTGAAATGGAAAAACTAGAACAAGATGTTTCAACACAAGTTCCAGGCGGCGCCGGATATAGTTTCTTAATCGGTTAAAAACTACTTGACATTTCATAAGATTTAAAGTATACTAAGAGGATACTTAGGAGATCTATATGATTATTGGCATTTGTGGATTAATAGGCAGTGGTAAAGATACTATTGCAGACTATTTAATTAAACGACATAACTTTCAAAAACTTAGTTTTGCAGATAAATTAAAAGATAGTGTAGCAACTATGTTTGATTGGGATCGCAGTTTATTAGATGGTAAAACAGATCAAAGTAGACAATGGCGTGAAGAGATTGATGAATATTGGTCTAACGAAACAGGCAACGAAATAACTCCAAGATATGTACTTCAGGTGTTTGGTACTGAATGTATGCGAAACGGATTTTATGATGGAATATGGGTTAGTTTAACTAAGAAGAAAATACTAGATAATCCAGCTCAAAATTTTGTTATTCCAGATGTACGTTTTCCTAACGAAGCTAAAATGATATACGGAATAAACGGGCAAGTGTGGCGAGTTAAAAGAGACAAAGATCCTGACTGGTTTACTGAATATCAAACTTTAGGAGTTGAGCCTAAAGAAGTACATCCTAGTGAATGGGCTTGGGCAAACACTAAATTTACAAATGTTTTAGAGAATAATAAGACTATAACCGATCTTAGAAATCAGGTACAAGATCTCCTTGTTTCCAACGAACACCTTGTTTCTGAATAATACGCTGACAGTTTGCACATATAGTTTTTAGATTACTAAATCTACAATTATCTAATGTCCCGTCTATGTGAAACACATTAAACTGTTCTTTGTGTTTACTTGTATACCCACACTTTTCACAAGTGTTTTTCTTTTCATATCCAACTTGTTTCCACTTAGGTATACCGTGTCCGATACCTCCGTACTTAGAACATATCTCACACTTCTTTCGATAGAAAGTTTTGTTGTCTTTTTTATAATTTATAGCCGCTGGACGCTGACCGCACACGCATAAAGGTCTCATATTGTATTTAGCTCACCTTTATTGCCCCTTTATCTAAGTATATATTAGGTGTTTTTCAATTAATTCTTATAAATACATGTAGAATAACTATTCCAACAGGAGACAAAGAAATGGCATTAACTTCACCAGGCGTACAAGTAAGCGTTATCGACGAGAGTTTTTATACTCCAGCAGAGCCAGGCACAACACCTATGATATTTGTTGTAAGTGCTCAAGATAAAAAGAACGCATCGGGTACGGGAACAGCAACAGGAACAACTAAAGCAAATGCAGGAAAACCATTCTTGTTAACATCTCAAAGAGATTTAGCAGATACATTTGGTGATCCGGTATTTGAAACAGATGCAAGCAGCAATGCAGTACATGCAGGCGAACTTAACGAATATGGGTTGCAAGCAGCTTATTCATATTTAGGAGTTAGCAACGCAGCATGGGTAACTAGAGCAGACATAGATACAAATCAACTTAAACCAAGTGCAAATGCTCCAGCAGCAAATCCAGCAAATGGTGCATATTGGTTTGATGTAGGTGCTACAACATTTGGTCTCCAAGAATGGAATTCAGCGGCAGTTACAGTAACTGGCGGACAGAGCTTTACAAATAAGGTACCAAGTGTAATTACTAGTGTTACGTATGTAACAGGTACATTAGAAAATCCAGGTGCTCCTAAAACTTCATATGGAACAATTGGCGATTATGCAGTTGTAGCTATAACAACACTTAATACTATGTGGTACAAAACAGCAGGTAATGCCCCTGGTGTAACTGCTGGTACTTGGGTACAGTTGGGTAGCGAAGATTGGATGAAGAGTTGGCCAACTATACAAGGTTCAAAAGCTAACCCAGCATTTCCAGGAAGTACAACAATTACACTTAACGGTGTTTCAATTGCTATTACTTCGGTAGATACAACAACAACTATTGCAGCGACTGTAAACGGACTATCAATTCCGGGTATACTTGCAGCATCAGTAAACAGCAAGTTAGAAATATACAGTGATGGTAATTCTTCAGGTGCAGCAGATTCAACAGTAGGCGGTCCAATTGTTGTAGCAGGCGATAGTGCAACACTAACATTACTTGGAATTACAGCGGGCACTTATTATCCACCAGCATTACAAGTTACTCCACATACGTCAATTCCAGAATGGAAGACATCAGATACATATACACGCCCAACAGGTAGCATTTGGTTTAAGACTACTGAAGCTAACAAAGGTGCAAGATTTAGAGTTAAATCTTTCAATAGCGGAACGGTATTATTTGATACAGTAGCAGCACCATTATATGCAACTAATGAAGAAGCATTATATAAGTTAGACTTAGCAGGCGGCGGAGCAAATCTTGCAGCAGGCGCTTTGTACGTTCAGACTAACGTAGCAGGTGATGCACAGCCTTTAGGGTCATACAAAATATTTAAAAGAGAAGCAGCAGCAGTAACAACAGTAAGAGGAAGCAAAATTCTTGCTTCAACAATGACTGCAGGTGCAAAATCATTTACTGTAGCTTCAACAGACGCAGGTAAAGCAGCATTTAATACTCCAATTACAGTATCAGCTACATTTAACGGTACTATTACTGATGCAGACACACTTGCAGCAGCAATTACAAGTGCAAACATTGAAAATGTAACAGCAGATGTTGATAGTCAAAATAGAGTTACTATTTCGCATTCACAGTTTGGTGACATACGTTTTGTTGATACTGATGGTTCTTTAACTGAAGCAGGATTTACAGCATTTGTTAGTTCAACAAGTGGTACACCAAATCTTTACTATGTGTCAGGTACAGACAGTTCAACTAATCCAAAACAACTTCAAGCAAGTCAATGGAAATCATTAGCTTATACAGCAAGTGAAAATGAAATTTCTGCACTAACAGCTGCAAATACTTTATGGTATAATTCAGTTGTTGACGAAGTTGATTTAATGATACACAACGGTGCAACTTGGGTTGGTTATTTAGATTCAACAAGTCCGTTTTATGAAGCATCAGAAGCAGAACAAACAGATCCAGCAGGACCAATTGTAGCAGCAAGTACACCATTACTACAAAGTGATGGTACTGCACTTAAACATGGCGATGTTTGGATTAGCACAGCAACACTTTCAAGCTATCCACAGATTTATGTGTTTAATGCAAATAAATTAAATACACCAATTGCTAACAGATGGGAACTACGTGATTCAGCAGATCAAACTACTGAAAACGGAGTACTATTTGCAGATGCACGTTGGGCGTCAGCAGGATCATTATCAACAGCTAGTGATATTGATGTATTACTTACAAGCAACTTCTTAGATGCAGACGCACCAGATCCAGCACTATATCCAAAAGGTATGTTACTTTGGAACTTACGTAGAAGCGGATTTAACGTTAAGCGTTTTGAACGCAACTGGGTTAATGTAAACGGTGACAATGCTAGAACAAACGATGAGTCAATGGAAACCTACTATCCACACAGATGGGTAACTGAGTCAGGCAACCAAGCAGATGGTTCAGGTAGCTTTGGTGCTAAAGCACAACGTAAAGTTGTTGTACAAGGATTGCAATCATTAGTTAACAGCAACCAAGACATTAGAGATGATGAGTCAAGATTGTTTAACTTAATGGCAACACCAGGATATCCAGAACTAATTGGTGAAATGATTACATTAAATTATGATAGAGGTCTAAGTGCATTTATCGTAGGTGATAGTCCAGCTACATTACCTGCAGATGCAACTTCATTAAACAACTGGGCAACTAATAGTTTATTAGCACCAGAAGATAATGCAGACGGTCTTGTATCAAGAGATGAATATATGGGAATGTTTTATCCATGGGGATTCTCAAGTGATAATGGCGGCAATAACGTAGTTATTCCTCCAAGTCATATGATGCTAAGAACAATAGCATTAAGTGATCAGGTATCGTTTCCATGGTTTGCACCAGCAGGTATTAGAAGAGGCGGCATTACTAATGCAACTTCAACTGGATTTGTTGATGCAGAAGGCGAATTTAATGTAGTGTCATTAAACGAAGGCCAAAGAGATACATTATATGCACAAAATGTTAATCCTATTACGTTTATTACAGGAGCAGGATTAGTAGCATATGGTCAAAAAACTCGTGCAAGAGGTGCAAGTGCATTAGATAGAATCAACGTAGCACGTTTGGTTATCTACTTACGTAGTCAATTATCAAAACTTGCTAAACCTTATATCTTTGAGCCAAATGATAAAATTACAAGAGATGAGATTAAAGGAGCTGCAGAGAGCTTACTATTAGAACTAGTAGGACAAAGAGCGTTATATGACTTCCTAGTTGTGTGTGACGAATCAAATAATACACCAGCAAGAATTGATAGAAACGAGCTTTACTTAGATATAGCTATTGAACCAGTTAAGGCTGTGGAGTTTATTTACATTCCATTAAGACTTAAAAATACTGGTGAAATTGCAGGACTCTAATATGATAAATATAATTATAACAGGAGCAAACTAAATGTCTATTTCAACACTATCAAAAATTACAGTCCCTTTAGCAAGCGGAGATTCCGCAAGCAACCAGGGCTTGTTAATGCCGAAACTGCAATATCGATTTAGAGTTTCTTTGCAAAATTTTGGTGTAACTACACCGACTACAGAATTAACAAAACAAGTAGTGGACTGTAGTAGACCAACAGTTGCTTTTGAACCAATTGAGATTCCAGTATACAATTCTAAAGCATACCTAGCAGGTAAGCATACATGGTCACCAATTACTATTAACTTACGTGAAGATGTTAGTAATAATGTACAAAAATTAGTTGGTGAGCAGTTACAGAAACAATTTGACTTTTTCGAACAGTCAAGTGCAGCATCAGGACAAGATTATAAATTTACAACAACAATTGAAATCTTAGACGGTGGTAATGGTGCAAATACACCAGCTGTACTAGAAACATTTGAACTATACGGTTGTTTTGTAACTAATGCTAATTACAATGAACTAGCTTATGCAAACAACGAGCCGATGAGAGTAACACTTGAAATCCAATATGATAACGCAATACAGTCACCGCAAGGTACAGGTATTGGTACAGCAGTAGCACGTACAGTTAACACGCTTATCACAGGCGGCGGCGTTTAAAATATAATATAATATTAAAAAAGGAGCTGTTAAGGCTCCTTTTTTTATGACTGAATTATCTACCCACTTAATTTGTAAAGATAAATACTAGCACAGGAGAAAAGAATAATGTCTGCATTCAACGGATTTTTAGGACAATTAGCTGACGGATTGTTAAGCCCTAAAGGAAATTTAGGGGACTATGCACATGCTAGTAGACTGTTTGTAACAGAAAATCAAAAACTAGCACCACATACAAAATTTCTATACCACTGCTTTTTCCAAATGGATCCAGCGGCAGCAAGTATATTACCTGACCTAAAAGCTAAACACGAATTAGAAATTGGTATGCTTGTTAAGAGTGCAGAGTTACCAAAATTTAGTGCAGATGTAGAAACTAAAAACAAGTACAATAGAAAAAAGAATGTACAAACAGCAATAAAATATAACCCAGTAACTATTACTTTTCATGATGATAATTACGGTGTTACTACAGCATTATTAGAAGCTTATTATAGATACTACTTTGCAGATGGAAATTATAAACAAATACCAGGGGCGTTTAATAAAGCCGGCGCTGGAGATAATACTTATAAAGGAGCAGGTGCTAATACACATGCTTACGGTTTAGACAATAATTCTACAGTTCCTTTCTTTCAAAATATACAAATTTCACAAATGGCTAGAAAGGCATATACAACATATACTCTAGTTAATCCTATTATTACTGATTGGCAACATGATACTGTTGATTCTGCTGATGGTACAACTACTATGCAAAATACAATTACAGTTGCATACGAATCAGTATTTTACGATAGAGGAAATGTAGAGACAGGATCTAATGGAAATCCAAAAGGATTTGGAGATCAATCACATTATGACGTAACACCAAGTATGCTTAGTGGAGGTGGACTAGGAGGAATATTAGGAACAGCGTCACAGTTGTTTGGATTTATTACACAAGGTACAGGATTTACTAGTCCATTACAAGCTGGATTAGCTGCGGCCGGACTAGTTGCAAACGCAAGGAATTTAAGTTCTGAAGGATTAAGACAAGAAGGGTTTGGTGTTTTACTTGGAGCAATTGGTGCTGCTGGCAATACAAATGTAAGCGGAGTATCTCAAACAATTTTTCCAAAGAGTGGTGGATCAGGAGGTGCAGGAGACATAGCTATTGCAACAGCTGCAGTAGTTGGATTAAGTTCTTTATCATCGGCTATTAGTTCATCACAAGCACGACAAAATCCAGCCGCACAAGAATCGGCTGCTAGACAACAAAATAGATCAAACTTCCAAGCAAGCGGAAATGCTGGCGGAGTTAACGAAGCAAATGCTAACTTTAATAATCAAGGTAGTGCAGACAGAGCTGCATTAAACTCTCAAGTATCAGGAACATAATATGTCAAGTTTACCATCAAAAAATATAGCTGATCAAAATGACGATAAAAAAGTAACAGAGTTCTTTGACAAATATTATACCAAAGCACTAAGTTTTCCTACAAATGATGTAAACGCTGTTATTGGTTATTTTGAAAAAAGAGGATTTAGTGACGAAGCAGCAAGAGCTACAGCTACAGTTCTACTTACGCAGGCAAAAATTGATACAATTCCAGTATTTCAACTTTTAGATACATTAAAAGGTTTAACCGAAACACAGTTAAGTAATGTTGTGGCAGAAATATTAAATTATAACAGGGACGCAACAAGCTCAATTGGGTATTCAACTGCAAATCAAATTTCAGAAAAAACAGAACGCAGAAATATATTGGTGTAGGCTATGGCAAGGTTTGCACAAGGCAAGTATACCTTAAAAAACCCAGCAAAGTATATTGGTACAACTGTACCTACATATAGATCAAGTTGGGAATTTGCATTTATGAAATTCTGCGACGAACATAATAGTGTTCGTAATTGGGCAAGTGAAGCAGTAAAAATTCCATATAGACATCCTTTAACAGGTAAGTTTACAATATACGTTCCAGATTTTTTTATTACATATGTAAACGCACAAGGTAAACAACACGTAGAACTAATAGAAGTCAAACCAGCTAGCCAAACCTTTGAAGAAAAGTTAGGAAAGAGTAAATATAACAAAGCACACTTTGTAATTAATCAAGCAAAATGGGCAGCGGCAAGAGCTTGGTGCAAACAAAAGAAAATATTTTTTAGAATAATTACAGAGGGAGATATTTTTCATAAGGGTAGACGTGGTTGACAGTATATGTTCATAAAGATGCAAAACTAGTATTAGATAGTAATAAAGCAACAATATATATAAACGGTAAATTATCTTTTCGAGGTTCTGGATATCCAGGTATATTACAATTTGTTAAGTATTGTAACGACCTTAACGTTACAAATCAATTTAAGGCGCAACTAGAAATGAGAGAGAAACCTCGTTTCAAACAAAACGAAAATAAAGAAGAAGAACAAGATACTCTATCTCCTAAAAAAAATAAAACAAAGAAAAAACAATGGGATGATAGGTTGATAAAGTAAAACAACAGAAGGGCAAAAAATGATACATGCTTTTATGCTAGTAGTATTAATAGCTGAAGTTCAGCAACCATCTCCTATGTATTTTAGGAGTATAGATGTTTGTCAGTACTATGCTAGGCGCATACCACAACAGTACGGTAATTATTCACACAGCAGTCTAGTACCTCCAGAGCATAGAGTTACTGCGTATTGTAAGCCTGTTAAAGTACAAGACGGGCCTAATATATATGATCATTGAATTAGCAATGGCAGGAATGATGTCTTGTCAAGTAGTACATAAAGAAATAGTAAAAGAAGATTTGATGTGTTTTTATACATGCAAAGATAGTTCAAGAGAGTTTGCAAGTACGCTAAAGCAATACCAATGTCCTAAAGTGCTATATGTAGAACGTCCAGCGTTGCCATTTAAAGAACGTGACTTTAACAAAAACAAATGGACTAAAGAAGCTATAGATAAGATTACTGGAGAATAATTGCATGGCTTGGATGTTAATAGTACTAGCAGGATACGGAAATTTACAATTTAATCATCTGTATTATGATAGTTATGATCTTTGTAACTATCATGGTTCTGTAATAGAGGATCGTAGCACAATATTTACAAAGTACAAAACTAAGTGTAAATATACTAAAATTGACTATGACCAAAATGTTATAGGTAAAAAATAAATTAGATAAGTACATATATAAAGGATTATACTAGCATGACTAAAAAACTTGAAGATTTATTAAATTTACCTTCTTCTAAAGAGATAGTAGAAGAAACAAAAATTAATACAGCTAAAGCAGATATGGCATTAAAAACACAAGAGCCAGTAATCCGTGATATTTCTGAATTTGATAAAATTGCTGGTGCATTACCGGCTGTTAAAGGATTAGGTGAAATGGCAGATACTGAGCTAAACGAAATAGCCGATAAAGCTATGACAGCATACGACGATTTAATGGATTTAGGTATGAATGTGGAGAGTAGATATAGTGGTAGAGTTTTTGAAGTGGCTGGCGGAATGCTTAAAACGTCTCTAGACGCCAAAGTAGCTAAAATGGATAAGAAACTGAAAATGATTGAGTTACAACTTAAAAAATCAAAATTAGATAATGATACCGTAGACAATGGTAATATTACTACAGGAGAAGGTTACGTAGTAACAGATCGAAATAGTTTACTGGAAAAACTTAAAAGGATGGAAGATAGTAATGGCTAAGCAATTAAGAAAAGTGGGTTATTAATGATAAATAACATTATATACATATATGGGGTCAATAATGAAATCTTTTGAGCAATATTTAACAGAGTCAAAAAAGACTTATAATTTTAAAATTCGTGTTGCAGGTGTCGTGCCTGAAGGTTTTGTAGACACAATGGAAAGTGCTTTACAGAAATATGATGTAATAAACATTAGTGCAGGAAAAACAACACCAATTACAGAAAAACCTATGGACTTTCCACAATTACAAAATATGGAAATCACACACTGGGAAGCTGAATTAAACTATCCTGTAACTAGTCATGTATTAGAACATTATCTAGTACAGGCTTGTGACGTAACACACAGTCATATTATTGTTAGAGGAGAATTTGATCCTATTGAAGAATACCAAGGCGAAGTAAATACAGACCCGTATGAAACAAAACTTGAAACTGAAGACATGGGCGGAGAAAGTGCTCAACAAGAAGTAGCTGCTCCAAGAATTATGGATTTATTAAAAGAACTAGAAACTGCAAGACAAGAACGAGGAATTGATTATACCGGCGGTGTTAAACCAGGCGAATCTAAAGACATTGCAGATGTTGAAAACTCAAAAAGTGTTGTAGGAGGATAACATGAAAGACTTTAAAGAACTTATTAATATTGCTGACGTTTACGGCACTGAAACAAAAGGATTAGCTGAAAAACGCGAAGCGGAAATTCAGAAACATTTAGATGAAGGAATATGGGACGATTTAGTAGGTGGAATTTCAGGTCTTGCTAAGAAATTAGGAATAGATCCAGCAACAGCTGATAAAGTTGCTAACGCAATTTCAACTCAACCAGAAGCTAAAGCTGAAGTAGAAAAAGCAGACCCAGGAACTGATCCAACAGGCAATACATCAGGTAAACCA